CGCTTCTACTTTGGAAAAACGCATAAAAGAAACCCTGGAAAAATACGTGATTTCTACAGTTGAAATCCAAGAAATGTATATGAAAAAAAGGGAATATATATTATTGCGACCCGACGATGTTTCGATTGAAGAACATTCCATATCAAAATGGAAACATTTCTTACCACCAATTATACAGTATAGTGTAAAACGCAATTTACACAACGTGTCTTCTGATTTCCACAAAGAATTGTTGAGTTTAATGCAAAAGGGACATTTGGACCAGCGCGAATTCATAGATACTTATAAAAGTAAAATCATTGCATTCAGTTATGCCATTGTCGAATCTGTAAACAACATTGTGGAGGGAAAAACGCTTTTGTTAAAAACCATGTCAAAGATTCCATTTTTAGAAAACGCATGTTGCAATGAATCCGAAATCACCAATCCGATGCAATATTTTGTGAAAGAAGATGAGAACATTCGATTGTATACTAGGGTATGTGCCAAAAACGAACAAATCTTGAAAAGCATTTCCATTTTCACTCGCCCCAACATGTTATTTAATACCGATAAAACGGCGATTGTTCGACCCTCTTTGCCCACTGAAATCATGCATTCCAATATATATGCTGCATTTATTCATTATTGCAATTTTGACAATGACCGTCCTATTCCCAGTGATTTGCACACGATTTGTAATGAGAAACCCAACGGGTATGATGCCAAAGCCTCCTTGGAAGAAAAGATTGAGTTTTTGAAACGGCATGGCAAAGTATATAGTCTACACGATTTATATCATTTAATGACTCTTATTGCCCGTCGCAATTTGACTGAACGGGTTCGTTCAAATGATGTGTTGCCTATAGAAATGTTTCGCGATGTGATTGAAACCTTAGACCATAAAAATTCCAAAGTCATTGAAGAACCCATACGCAAGTTGTTGAACGAAGTTCTCAAACAATACAAACCCAAATCATTTATAGACGAAAATGATTATGATGTATCAAAACCTTTTATAAAAGCCATGACTCGATTACGCAAATATTTATTAATTACCAATGAAAAAATGCATACCAAAGTGATGAAATTTTTCGATAAATATGGAAATTTGTCGGGTTTGCAATACAATCAAATTCAAGACTATGTTCTCCATCTTACCAAATGGAATTCGGAGCGTTCCATGAAAGAAACCAAATTGTATTACGACGAATCCCTCTATTGTGTAACACGATTTATTTACAATTCCATTTATGCCATTACACGGGTATATCCAAATGCACTTACACATAATATAAGCAAATTAGGTAAGATGCATAAACATTGGGGGTTCTCTGACAAACACAATCATGATTTACAAACCCATATTCATGTTCACCACCAAGAATTGGAAAGATTCAAAGGAAACAACATATTAAATTTATTATTAGAACATTCTAAAACGTGGAGTAAAGATGTTCTCTTGTTCCTTGAACACATTCCATTATACACTTCAATTGTTAAAGATGACAATATATTTTATAATTTGTTTGACAAACGCACTGTGTATTTGCTCTATTCTTATTGTTGGTATTGTGTGTTATACGAATTTGTGGTATCCTCTGATAATCCAGATATGTTGAAAATGGATATTGTGGAAAACCGCAATCATTTGCGAGAACAAATCCGCGAAAGTCGCGAAGATGACGGCATTGAAAGTGGGGCTATTACAAATGACGAAATAGAAGATTCTCTTGTGGATATTCAGATTCTTTCTGGTGAAAAAGAAGAAATGAAACGCGAATTATGTTCTCTCCTTCTTGCTTTTGTAAAAATAGAAATGAATGATAAAAAATCCGTGGATTTGTTGTATTCTCAAATTGCCCGAAATGTAAAAAAAACCAAAGAAAGGGAAAAGAAAGAAATTACAGACTTCTTTGAGAACATGGAAAAAGAAGAACGACAAATCGAATTTTCATTGAAGAAATTTAAGATGGGTCGCTGGAATGCGGGGTTACAAAAGGGCATCTTTAAATATGACAAAGATGTGTATGACAAAGAACGCGAAACCACTACCATTTCGGGATTGTTTGATGAAGTGGTCAACCCCGATTTAAATGACGAGAGTCGTGTTCTAGAAATGGATCTACATGATTTAGACGATTTCGACAAAAACCGTGCTGATGTTCTCGAAGAAGGAAACGATTTGAGTAGAATGGGTGAAAATTTCATGGATGGGGTGTATTATGACGAAGACGAAGACCGTGATTTTGGGTATGAGTATTAACCCTTTACTTGGAACTTTTCCCAATATAATAACACTATGTATTGAGAAAGGGTTTATTCATGAAAACTACATAAAATATTTTCTGTAGATTTATTAAGTTGAGTGACTATGTATTTGAATAAAAAATTAATAAAAAATAATAGAGTTTCTATTGCAATATTTATATTTTTGGCATTGTTCTCTATTGTACATTATTTGAAACCTAGTTTATTATACACAAAAGAAGGTGCATTCCGCAATTTTGGGGTTGGTTATAGAAACAAAACCGTGATTCCAATATGGTTGGTTGCTATTATTTTGGGTATTCTTTCGTATTTAGGTGTATCCTATTATTTATTGTTTTTTTGAACCCCTTTTCCAATACAATAAATTTGTTTTAGGAAACTGACAATTATTGAAAGGATGTATATCGTTTGTTTTTTGATTGTATATAAAAAATATATTTGTATCGTTATTTTATAATAAGTGCTATGAAGTTTTTTGATATTGATAATATACTTATTGAAAATATAAAAAAACAAAATAAAAAAAAAGAAGAGTTAACAAAAATTGGTACAAAGGTTGTAAATACAAATGAACTTGTCAAAGGAAAAAAATATAGACCAGTTTTATCTAAAGAAGGACATGATGAATTCATACTTGTTGAAATAGTTAAAATAAAACATTCTCGAGAACATATTCGTGATAGTCCAGTTAATAAAGTTGGAGGGAAATTATATAAAGTAAAAATTCAAACCAGGATGTTTACATTTTGGACGTTTGAACCAACGCTAGAACTCTTTGAAAATGAATTGTTTGTATTAGTAGAAGATAATTCAAAAAAAGTGGGTAGTATTAAAAAAAGAAACTCTATGAAAATGTCAAAAAAAAGAGGTAGTATTAAAAAAAGAAACAGAATGAACCTTTACTGAAGAAAATAATTACAAATCATATATGAATTATTTGTTTAGGGAATGTGTTAATAAGTTCTCCAATAGAAATAAAATAAAAAATAAAAAAATAGTATAACATGAAATCATTTATACTATTTTTAGTTGCATGGCCATGTTTATATAACGCTTTCGGAAACAGATGGGTTCCGACTCATCATCGCGAAATCAAAACACAGATTCCCCCTCATTCCAAAACCCCCGATGTTCTCCGCAAAATAAATGGATTTTATGGGCTTATTGGTCCAGATGTCAATGTGTCCAGTGTAAACAATTTGTTTGATCTTTTTGTGGGGGACGGAATTGTACAAGGTGTTTTTTTCGACAATGGTACATTAACACTTGTAAGGAATTTTGTGCAAACAGACAAATTGAAATACGAAGAGCGCCATGGGCAGGTACCAAAAAACCCTTTTATAAAAATCTTGTTTCTTTTATTGAGTAAATGGAATCTTTTACCAAACATTATGGGATTGGCAAATACGGCGTTATTTCGTGTTGAAAACAAAACATATGCATTGTATGAACGCGATTTGCCTTATTTGTTGGATGTGGATTTTGAGACTAAAAGTGTAAGAACCCTTGCAAAATGTGCAATTCCCCACATTCCTCCTCATATTTCGGGCCATTCCAAATTTATAAATAATAGTATTGAAACCATCGATTATAATGTTCTCCAAAACCATCTTATTTATTATAGATTATCTTCTGAATGGAAACCCCTTTTCAAAAAAATTGTAAAAACCAAATACATGCCTGTAATACACGATTTCTGGAGTGGAGAACATAACATTGTATTTGTGGATTCCCCCCTGGGGTTGGATTATAAGAACATTTTTCGAAAACATTTGCCGTTTTTGATGAAAAACAGCCCTACGTTTATCCATGTATTCAACAAACATAGTCAACAAATTGAAAAATATCAGTGTAATAAAAGTTTTTATATTTTTCATTATGGAGATGTATTTGAAACCCCTACAAAAATACACATTTATGCGTCTATTTACGAGAACTTGGATTTTTCCGATTTGAATATATGCGGGACTTATTCCGAAATTGTCATTGACAAGAACACGAAAAGGGTGCATTTAATAAAAATCCCGGAGTTTGAGAAATACAACTTGGATTTTCCACTTAAGTTTGAAAATAAAATTGTGTTTCGTAATGTGTACAATCGAACTATAAACGGATTTGTTGTGGTTGAGAAAATGAATCTTGTGAAAGAATTGTTGTTTGAGGGAATGTGTATTTATGGAGAACCTGCGCTAGTATACATTGAGACAATTCCCCATCTTATTGCGTTTGCGGAATTAGAGAACAAGAGTTGTATTCTTTTTATCAATTTGGTTAATTACAGCCATTTTCATATGGATGTACCATTTCACTTTAGTTTAGGATTCCATTCCTTATTTATTCCTGCATGCAAAACAAGTAATGAAAATATATAAAGGATTTTTGTGTAGTGTATACAATATGCCATACCATTTCGGTAATAATGAATATGACCATTTAATTGGCGGAACTGTAGGCAATGTGGTAATAAAAAATATTGAATTTAGACCTGATAATCTTTACATGGGAACCGATGGATATGCAGGAAACCCATATGTGTTAGTTTTGAATAATGGAAAAACATTTCCATTTCGGCAGTTTCAAGAAATAGTAAACAAATATGGGGACTTTATACCAAACCCCAATCCAAAACAATGAATCATGGGAAAGGGTGAACTGCGTAAAATAAATAATGTCCAAATCCATATTATAGTATGGATAATAGTTCTCCTCAATTGATTGACAACACTGCAAAATATTATTTATTTTCTACTTTACAAAAATGTCATATCACGAAAACCCAAATGTATAACATGTCATTGAATATAATTGTGTTTGTTGTCTTTGTGGGGGTTGTTGCAGGAGTTCTCTATTATTGTAGTAAAAAGAAGTTGACACCCGAACAATTGCAACAGAAAATGATTCGTGATCAAAACTATGTATTGTCCAAAATTCGATATTACCAACAAGAAAATAATGCCAAGAAAACCAGCGATATTACAAATTTACCGAGTTTTTAGGATATATTTTTATATAGTATTATACTATACAATGGAAGAAGAAAAAGAAGACCCAACACCAAACCAAACAAACCAACCAGACCAACCAGACCCAACACCAAACCAAACAGGACAAACACCAAATCAACCAAACCAACCATCAAACCAAACAGGACAAACACCAAATCAACCAAACCAACCATCAAACCAAACAGACTCATCAGACAAAACTGGTAATTTTGATACTGGTTTGGATTTTGGTGGTGGAAAAAAGAAGGCGCGAAAGTCAAAAAAGGCGCGAAAGTCCAAGAAATCCAAAAAAGCACGAAAATCGAGAAAAGCCAAGAAGGCGCGAAAGTCCAAGAAAGTCAAAAAATAAAATATTCTAACTTTACTTCACCAATCATATAAAATATATATAATATATATTTTATATATAACATGGACATTGTAAGAGAAACACGTGAGAACATTGTAGTCACTAATAATACTGCACAAGAATCATTAATAGCCATTTTAGAACAATTGACCCCCGACATTAAAGAATTGATTATTGATGAATCACTATCTGGAAATGTGGATTTTTCAATATTGAACACAATGGGTTTCAATGGAATCCGCAAAATAGTATTTGCGAAAAAGGGACAAGTCACTGCGCTATGGAATCTTCCACAAAAACTGGAAGTGCTACATTGCAATGACCAATATTTATTGGATTTGGAGAACTTACCGACTTCTCTCTTAGAATTGAATTGTTCTCACAATCATATTCAAAGTCTCGACATTTCCAAATTAAATAAACTTATTATTTTAGAAATATCGGACAACATATTTAGTGAATTGGAAAACATTCCCGAAAGTCTACAAGAATTGTATTGCAACAACAATGCCATTCGCAATTTAAATTTAAGAGAAGCCTCTTCTTTGAAAGTTCTCCACATTTCAAATAACAAAACAGTTATTATTGAGAACTTACCTGATTCGGTTGTCGATTTCAAGTCGGAAAACAATCCTTATATAAACATTGAATATGCAAATGGAAATAGTAAAAAAGACGGCGATTCCGAAGAAGAAATTGCGCAAATTGATTATATGGATGCCTTACACAATTATTTCAAAATGAAGACCAAATATGAAACCAATTATTTATTACAGAAAAAGGAGGCCTACGAAAAAGGTAGTACAAAAAAATCGAAGCGGAAAATGGTTTTGCGTGTGATTCCCAAATGCATAAATTGTAATGGTGTCGGGGGAACCCTATTTGAAAATCGCGACCAAATCTATTATGCAAAATGTAGCAGTAAAACGCCGTGCAATCTCAATATACAACTCGAAAATGGTTTTTGTTACAATACACATTCCACTCTTGGAATCGAAAAAAATGAATTGGACCAAATTAAATCCAAAATGATTATTCAAAAATTAAACAATGTTTTTAATTATGAAAAGGAAGAGGCGTCTATAAAGTTGTTCAAAGAATATTTGGAACAATACAATTATTACAATAAAGAATATTTGGAAATGTTGGAACAATACAATACCATGTATAATGATCCCATTCGCGAAGTCAAAATCAAAGCAAAACAACAGCAAATATATGATATTATGGATTCGATTAAAGTTTTGATTGAACAATATAAAAAAGACGGGAATAGTGATTTGCTAAAAAGTGCAATTGACATACAAGTGAAAGAACTCAATCCGGAACTTCATAATTTACAAGTATTAAAATATGAAGTGATGGAAATGGATTTTAGAAGCCAAAAAGGGTTGTTGAAAACGGGGGGTATTCAAGGAGGAGAGGAAGACCAAGAAGAATCTAAAACTTCTTCTTCTGATGAAATGGTTGCGGTGTTGACCCAGAGGTATTCGAACATTCATAAAATTCAACATTGTTTTGGAGGGAATCCCAAAGTTCTCAAATATACTAAATAATTTAGTTCTTTAGTTGGGACTTTTTCACAATAGTTGTGAATTATTGTATTGGGAAAGTGTTAACAATAAGCGCTGTTATAATTTGTAATTCCATCCCACGTGACTTCTGTGTCTTTTGCCCATTTTTTTAAAGCACATCTGTAAGGAACTCCTAAGGAGGATGATGTACTTACCCAATTACCATGTTTCTCATCAAAAATGACTCTCAAAGAACCATCCATGAGTTCACTAGGCGTGTTAACGGGTAAGCCTATTGCTGTTGAATTTCCATTTCTTATTATAGTATTATATACACATACATTTCCACTTACATCCCAATAATCGGGACATGTGTTATAGGAGGATGGATATTCGGAATCGTCGTCTTTTTTACTATTCAACATTATTGCAAATCCTGTTAATACAAGTATTGCCAATATTACAAAAATACTTAATACAATAATCTGAAATGAATTCATTATATATAATATATTATATATAATTCTTGTGAATCAATACCTATGCTAAATAATTGGGAAAGAGTTAACAATTCATGTTTGTGATTCCATCCCATACAATATTATTTTCATTTGCCCAACTCTTTATGTTGCATTTTGTGCTTTTGTGCATATTATATGCATGCCAGTCATTGTCTTTGAAATCAATGTAAAACTCGGACGGCGTGTAATTATTTCCCCATATTTTCACTTTTGAATCATCTTTACCTGATAAACATACTTCATTACCCAAAATGCAATTTGCTTTCCAATAGAACCCAGGGGTGGATAATCCAGGATGATTTACTACACTTTCATAGTTATCTCCGTTGTTTTTTATATAAGCAGAGTTATTAAATTGGTATATATATTTTTGTATTTTATTTTTTTTATCAGAACCAGCCTTCACATAACTAACACTCACTGAAGTACCATTGGGGTCTATTTTATCAGGAGTAGTATAATTATTTCTCAAATTGTTATAGCTTGGACCATAACTATAATTTCGTATTTGTATGCTAGGTCCATTGTATATATTTCCAACATTAATATTACCAGAAAGAGGCACTTTACATGCAGTTATTTTTTTTGTAACTTCATTGTTTATTCTTAATAATGGATTATTTTCATCAAACATAATAATATCTTGTTGAATAGCATTATTACCTATTGTAATCGGATTTAACACGTCTTTTCCTTCGTCTTTATAAATAAAATCTTTATTCGGATTTACATCTACTACCAATACATCTTTTTCTTCGGTCCAATAATCCGGACATGGTGCCATTTTTTTTGCCATTTTTTTTTCTTTAAATGTAAGTTTCACTAATACTCCAAATCCTATTAATAATAATACACAAAATATAGCACCTACAGTAATCACCATATATTGATATTTATCC